ATAATCTTAAAAGTTCGCTATCAGGTAATGTTGTATATATTTTACTATTACTAAAAGTTTGTGTTTGTGTTGAATTATCTGGCCAACCAAAATCTGATTTATCAAACTTCTCAATAACATTTATAATATTAGAATCAGAAAATTTAAAACACAAATCAATACCAGTTACTAATGAAGACCCTGTATTAAAACCAATCTCTACTGCATTGTAGATGTTTTTCATACCAAGGTTTAAATTAGTAGATGCGTCAAGAGCAAATACTCCTGGAACAAATGCAATATCACTAAACTGTGACAGCGCACTATATTCCCCATCTTCATACTTATAACGATATGCAAAAGAAATCATTCTTGTTTCCATAAAGTTAGCTTCAGTAGCTTGCGAAATCATTGTAAGCGATGGAGCTTGTGCAGGTGGTTTTACAATTACATTCAACTCTTCTGCTGTAACATTTGTATAATTTTTAGTTACATTTATTTTTCTAGGTGGATTTAAATCATCTGTAAAAAATAATAAATCACCTATTTTATTTACACCTGTAATTAAGTATTGTGAATCAAAATTTAAAACACTTGTTGATACCACATGGTATCTAAGTAGTTGTGAGTTTGTGTTATATGAAACAATCATATCTGCTGTAGGCGAAGCTACAAACCAGTATATAGTTTCTTGCTCTCCATCTTCATAAGCTCCTATACACACACCATTAGTTAATGGTGCGTTGTTGTATTTTAAAGTAGTTAATTGTGAATTACCTTTTGAGTTTTCTACTGCACCTATCTCGGTAGTTTCTGTAGAACCTAAACGTACATTTATCGCATCAACATATTCGCCTGGAGGAAGAAGTCTCTCATCCACGCTTTTGTTCATTCTACCTGCAACAAAATTTGTATTTACTATTGGCATACTACTTTATCCATTTAGACTGGCCTCTTAAGTTCATTAAGAGTCGACCAGGGTGAATATTACTTAATCTAATTTTTGCATTTCTAAGCAAAGATGATTTATCTTTTCTTGCTCTATTAACTATATATTCTTGTACACCTAATCTACCATTTAAAATAGCATATTTTATATACGCATAAATGTATTCTTCAAAAAGCTTGTTTACACTTATATCAGCATCTTCTCCATTTTCCATACCATCAGACACATATTCTAAAACTATTGAAGCAGACGCAGCTATAGAGCTGAAATTTATAACTCCCCTTTGTTTGTCAATTGAAAACGTAGGGTTTTGATTTGCTGTTTCTGTATTTAATCCAAACCTTGAGCCTACTCTCATGTCAAAATACCAGCAACCATCAACACACCATCCTTCATAACCGTTATAAGGGCTTCTTTCATTTAAATAAATAGACTTGGCTCCACTATGAAATGATATATAAAGCTGTGAATCCTGTGGTTTTAATACATTTCCATCTTGATCATATAGTATCTTTGCATCATTATCTTGTAAGTATGACGTTGCCCATCCTGTTTGAATATTTTCTGTCAATGGCAATAATACCCCGTTTCTATATTCAGATATTCTAACCCAGTTCACATAATCATGAGGTAAAATAAATCTTAAATCTTCATTTAAATCTAGTTGAAGAATTTTTATTTCTTTCATTGCGTCGTAATTCAACTCTTGAATACCTCTCTTTGCATGAAATAAAACTTGGTATCTATCTATATTATTTATAAGCTCATTATTTCCTTGATACATTAACATAAAATTATTTATTATGTCGTTCAAAGAAATAAATTGATACGAACCCCAGTTTTTATCTTGTGGAACATTTCCTGAATTTGCGTAATATGCGTAATCATTTATATATGCCATATCTTACGATTCTGTTTGGTTGTTTTCTAATATCTCTTGTTTTCCAAAATTGTATACATCAGCTTCTCTAATTTCTATACCTATGTATTGACAAATCTTTGCCACAAGCCCTGGCTCATCAGACAATGGTAATTCAAAGTCTTGGTAGTCAGCTTGACTTGAGTCAAACTCTGGGCTTCCTGAAGCTCCACCAACAGTCAAATATGTCCACTTTGGAGGTAAAGGATACCTTATATATTCTGCGCTTATTGAGCCTTTCTGTGTAATGCTAGTTGGATATACTGTTATTGTGTTTCCTAGCTGACCTGTTGCCGCATCTCCTGTTACAGCACTTGTAGCACCTCCTAAAACAAAAGCTGGATAACCCAACGATGGAGCTGTTAGTGGGCTGTTGTTTAAATAAAATATTTTATTTTGATTTACTTTTTCAACTTCAACAATACCATTGGTTTTAAATATATTATAACTATTACCAACTGTTGCTACTGCTCCAAATGGATTAGCAGATAAGGTCAATTGTGTTTCGCTATCAACACTTACTACATAAGCACTGAAACCACCATAAGCTGATGTAGATGTATTTACTACATACTGACCTGCTTTTACAACATTTGATGTTACAAAAGTTGCGTTAGCATCTATAAGTTTATTTACACCTGATCCAGTTGTAACTGAACCTACAACATGGTTTGGGTAATAATTTACTTTATTTAAATAATAATAATCGTCTGGTAAATTATAAAAATTACTTGCTTGTTGTTTCAAAGATTTTGTTACTGAAAAACTTTCGATAACTTCTATCAAGCTATTTACTATATCAGCATAACCAGTTCCTGATACTCTCTGGTTTTGTTTTATAATCCAGCTATTATACTGATAAAAGTAATCTTCAAACAAATCCATCTGCGCTTGCTGTGCATATAGATTAAAATCTTGCGGAGAAACATATCCGTAATTATTCTTATTAGCTATTGCGAGAACAGTATTTCTGACGTTATTTATCATTACACCCATGACTCAAATTTGTTTATACAAATATAAGTAAAAAAAAAGGAGCCTAATTGTTTAAGCCCCTTCTAACTCTCTGTTAAGTGTGATTATGCCCAAGCTTCTTGTAATTGAGCTATTCCAGTAACTGGGTACTTTGGCTCAAGTACATAGAAAGGTTTTGTCCAGCTTGTACTTAAAGCTTCTTCAATAGCATCTACAATACTATTTAGTTGCTCTTTAGTTTTTGCTGCATCAGAAGCTGTAGTAGCTGTTAATCTAACTCCTAGCACCTCAGCTGCACCTGTTGCAGAATGTCCTACTAAGTTGAAAAGAATATCAACTTCTGTGTTAGAACCAACTTCAACAGTTACAATGTCGTGAATAGGAATTAAATAATGTGCATCACTTAAACTGATTTTTAGATATTTTACCATAGTTAAAAAATTTAATGGGTTAAACAATACAGCAAAGATACGCTTTCTATTTATCTTTTTTTAGACGCTTCAGTAAGTGTTTATAAACTTCTAAACCACTATCACTTTGCATATAAGTAGCTACTGTATAGTTCGAGTCTTCTCCAAAAGGCACAGTTAATAGTTTCTTTTTGTTGCTAGGTAAATTAAAGTAAACATCCTTATTGTTGTTTTTATATAATAAATACCCATTTACAAAAAACTGTCTAACCTCATCTTGCAATTCAAGCATAGGATCATTCACTGTGTCAATAAAATCTTCTGGATTTTGTTTTGCATAAATTAATATATCTCTTTTTAATTGTGGTATTGTTAATTTGTCTACATGATTACCCATCAATACTCTACAAACAGATAATAATTTATCAACTTCCAATTCTCTAGCTATAATTAATGCTTCTATTTCTCTTTCTACATATTCTAATTCTTCTTGCGCATCTTTAGCTTCATCTATTTCTTCAAACAAATTTCCGTTAGCAGGGTGATAATGTAAAAATTGTTGTAACACTTGATTTTCTCTTGGAACAAACAACATTCCATCTTCAAAAACCACTGGCTCTAAAATAGCGTTTCCATCTTGCTCATCCTCAAATGGGCTTTTTTGGTTTCTTGCGTATCTTAAAGGTCTATTGATACCTTGCTCTTCATCAAAGTAAAGTAAAGGTGATCTTCTTGAATGTCGTGAACTTAGCATGTATGCTAATGGTGAGTTTCCGTTTTTGAGCCTATAAGCTCTAGCTTTATGTGTAGTATTTTTTTTCATTTTATTTGATTTAAATTTTAGTAAAAATAAATTCTACCCCCGCTTGTGCAGGGGTAAAACTTATAAATAAATATTAATTCTTAAATAAGAAGAAGTTGTTAGCACCTAAAGTACAAACAGCTCTTTCTGATAAGAAATTAACTTCCATCGCGTCAAGGTCAGAAGTTCTTGCACCACCAGCAGAACCAGTAATCCAAGTTTTATATCTTCTATCCTCAGTTTCAGAAGCTCTATATCTAACGTGCAAGAAAGGTCTCTTAGCGTTTTTACCAAGAATTTGGTCATAAACTGTAGTAGAACCAGCTGG